GTGCAACATGCCTCCAAATACTTTCTCTGCCGCATCATACAGACAATCGGCGAGCCTGTCACCCTGCGTCTGTCCCTTGGTAGTCCATGCCTCCCAGCCGGTGGCGGTCATCCATTGCGATCCGTCGCCGGCAGCGTTGTTATGGATGCTGACAAGGCAGACGTTGGCAGCTCCGAGCCGGTCACACCATGCGTTGGCTCTCGCACATCTCTCGCCAAGAGATATGTCGGCATCTTCTGGCACAAGAAGCTCTGCATCATATCCGTCAGCCATGAGGCGTGCGACCGTCTCACGAGCAACCTTACGTGTATAGGCATATTCGCGGAACTGCCCGTCGGGAGAGCGTTTCCCCGGTGTCGTGATTCCGTGTCCGTTATCGATCAATATTTTCATGTTCTTTCTTTTCTTTATTATTCTGTCCTTCCTCCGGCTTCTCGTCCTCCAAGAGGTGCTCCTTGCCTATGAGCCGAAAGAAATTAAACCGCTTGCGGATCCCCTTGTAATCGAGGTAATTGTTCACCGCGCTGGAAAGCTCGATGCCATAGATGATGAACAGCACCGCGATGCTGACCACCGGGAATCCTATCGTCACCCCGAACGTGCGGGAACAGACCTCCGCCACTGTCACCCAGCAGAGGTAATCCACCATCTTGTTTATGGTGCGCCGGCAGGCACGCGACGTGCGGATGGTCTCGCCGCGACGTTTGGCCGCGAGCACTCCGAAACGCAGGTCGGCGAGCACAAGCGCCATCCCCAGGAGCAGCCAGGGCGCGAGATGCTCGTAGAAATGCGCTATGGTTGCCCCCAGAGTGGCCATTGCCGACGAAAACAGATTATTTGTATCTCCTGTCATTCTTTCTTATGTTGGGTTAGCCTATGACACTCTGCAGCCTCATGATTGCGGCCACGTCCAGACTATCGTTTGCAGCCACGATGTCACCTATAGCCTCTTCTCCGAGGTGCGTGAAACTATTGATTTTAGCCTCGCGGTCAAGCTCAGTCTGTACACAGTCCGTCACATCTTTATTGTAGGCTGCAATGGCCTTGTTGACCTCCGCCTTTTCAGTATCGGATAGCTCTTTGAACTTGTTGTTCTTTTCCGTGATAGCGTCCCAGCCCTCCGGTTTCAGGCGTTCCTGCGCGTCCTTGACAAATCCCTCGAAAGCAGTTGCTACAGGCTTAAGAGCGTTTGCGGCGCGGAGCACGAGGAACATATCTTCTTTCTTAAGCTTTGTTACTTTCAGGGATGCCAATGTGTTGTATACTGCTACAGCATCACTCACCTTGACCGTTGTAGTCTCTTTTGTCTTTGTTGCCATTTTAGTTTCGATTATTTGTTGTTATACTTTTCGTTCACGCTCGCACAGAAGTCCTGCACTTCGCGCAAGATGCTGACCTGCTCCTCTGCACCTATGTCATTGGAGGAATAGTTAATGTTGAGGGGTTGCCATTTGCCAGCGTTGAAATTCGCCTTATCCATTCCGGCGTTGTCAGTGACTCTCCCATTGCTGATTGACTCAGCGGCATTGTCGCGTACCGATACTTCGGCTGTGATTTTATACTTTGCGGTGCTGTCACCGCTGTTTGTCACGTTTATAGTCTGTGACAGGACGCTTACTTCTGTTATTTCCATAACTATTTTGTTTAGGGTTAATTATCGTTTATATTTATCCTTCTTCGCCTGGCGCACGCTCTTCCATCATAATCCATGTAAGTACACCATACCCCGTATAATATGGTCTGAAATACCGATAGTAATTTGAGTTAGACACGCTTTTTGTTCCAGATTTTGTCCACGTTGTTCCTGCGGCCACGGTGACACTGCCGAAGCTGATAAGAGTCGTTGCTCCCGTGCCGGAGGAAGATGCCGCAATTTCTATCACAACACCGTTAAATGTGCGTGCCGTTGATGTCGGGTTGTCAATACTAATAAAGTATGTAAGATTGTAACCCGTACTATCAGCGTACATGACAGAGCCGAACATCTGATAGGTCTGTGCCGCTGATTTCAGCGTGATGGTCACTCCGGTGTTGCCGATGCCTGTAATTCTGACTCCCGACGGCTCAGAGCCGTTCACCGTGAATGGCTTTGAGGAGAGAAACGGAATGCCTTTGTACGTTCCGGCGTAGGCCGTGTTAATCCAGCCGAAGTCTACTTGCCAATCCGCTGACGGGGAGTTCATGGTGTGCGTTGTCGTAGCCATGAAATTACGCGATGTGTTGTAGAGCAGAATCCCGAAATACCAATTCTTGTAATCGTAATTGGCATTTATCATTTCAGATACACTGACACCTTTCCCATCTTCTGGCGGAGCAGAGGCCGGAATAACAAGATGGCGGGTGCTGTCAGCTGATAGCACAAAGGTCTGCGATATCAGGTCGCCAAACGGACTCAGTGCGTGGTGATAATATCCGTCAAAGTCGGCAAGCCTTTTATAGTTGTTGGCTCCCGGAGGTGTGTAACTCCATCCTGCGACAAATGTGTTACCTTTCACGGCGTTCACAAGCTCAGTCTTTGAATTGTAGACCTTTCCGGCTGATAGCCCGAAGTTATTGTTCTTACGGGCTTCGAGGCTGATAGGGAACGGCACGTTATCGATAAGTTCAGGCTTATACTTTGCCCACTTGTTTATTTTCCCGTGCTGGTTCATGCACGCGTATGCGACTGAGGTCGTGCTGATGCCGAGCACGGGGTTCACGTCATTCAAGAGGCTGACTCCCTGCCCGTTCTGGCTGTAGATATTTCCGCTGCTATCGTGTGGCATAAGCTTTAGATTCTAATTGTTTTACTTTAAGTTTCAGTTCCCTATTCTCGCGTTCAAGCTCAGCGATGCGCCTCTCATGCTCTGTCTGCTTATGGGAGACAGTCAGCAACGATTTGTCGATGCGGATAATCTCGCGGGCGTTAGTCACACCTGCCGCATATCCGAGCTTGCCGTAAGACATGGAGAGGTAGCCGCGGGCGTCCTTTCTGATAGCTTCGGGGATGATAGGCTGCCAATACTGAGCGATACCCCCGAAGTCTTTGCGCCCGTTGTCTTTCCACGTGAATTGCACAAGAGGCGCGGCGGCGATAGTGCGGGGGTCGAGATGCAAGTCGCCGATGATGTCTTTGAGGCGAGCGTCGGAGGAGGATGATGTTCCTTTGGCCACCACGTCACCTTGCGCGTTAACGTTTTCAGTTACATTGAGGCGGTAACATCCGGTAACACCATAGACCACAATGTCGCCTGCTGACAGGATTCTCAAAGCAGCGATGATAGAGCCACTACGGATAGTTGTGAAACGGATTTCACCACCGGAGTTCAGCATCTCCATCGCGAAGAGCCTGTTTGCGCCTGTAACTGACGGCGACTGCCCTGCGCGGTAGGCAACCATGAGGGGAGTCTGCGAAGAGTTATTGGCGATTTCGACATTATAGGCTCCGTAGCCATTGTTCCAACTACTGCCACTATAGCCTCTACGGTTGAAGTATAAGTCTGTGCGGACTTCGGCAGTGTTCATATAGAGAGCCTTGTTGTTGTAGTTGCGAATCCATGTACCATCCGCCATGTACCATCCGCCGGCGTAGCTCTCGTTGTACCATCCGGTTTGGCCCTTGCTTCTTATCCACGAGTCGCAAATGAAGGATGCGGCGTTGAGAGCGTAGGCGGAAGTTGAAGAATTGCCAACCGTCCATCCGTTATTATGCCCCCACAGGCGCGGTGCTTGCTGAACGTATGAGCTATTCTTGTTGATGTAGAAGTCGCCGTTGTTGTTAAACACCCCCCACGAATTTGCAGACGTACCGCTGTCTGCTGTGAGGTCGTTACCTCCAAGGACGATTATTGACCAATTGGCATAAGGCTTTATGCGTATTCCCTCGCAGTATGAAGAAGCCGTGCCTTGGCAGCGGATTGTCCCCACCCCTGTCATATTTCCGCTAACATTGGCGGTCCCGTTGAAGCTCTGCCCCCAGATGGTGCGCGCGGTCTGAAGTTTGGTGGCAGCGCCAGCGACAATTCCATCCCCCACATTAAAAGGGGCAGGTGCTGTCGTTGTCGGAGAGATTGATTGGTTATTCATAGTAAAAGTGCTTGTCTGCAGATAAGGCACAGTATTTCTATTTGTCTTGACAAAATACTTGCCGCCTCCACGGACATAGAAATATTCGTTTGAGCTATTCGTCAATTGACCTACCCCAAGCACAGGGTCACTATTGGCAAAGCTATATGTGCTTTGGAGTATTCTCCTAATAACGGGAATTGACCCCCAGCCCGAGCCATTTGTTGTCCAGACTTTGGCGACTGAAAAGCCTTGAGTATGCGTACTCCATGATGGCTTTGTGCCTGAGTTTAGCCCGACCCAAACCTCGATTCTAACCTCCTTATCTGCGCCCATGTTTATTGTTACGGGATAGTAGGTATTTTGGTTAAGTCCGGAAGCATCTATGACATATTGGGAATAGAACCAACTTGCTTGATGCCCATCCAACAAATCCGCGTCCAGCCCCGAGCCGCTGCCGTCGTTGCCGGAGTGCCAGAGGGTGTTGCCGTGGAAATGCGGCGTTCCGTTATCCTTGATGCCGAGATACTTTGCACACGCATAATTGTATAGGTTTGCGCCATGTGTAGAACTATAGCCTACCCAGCCTTTAGCTGTCCCCGCTATAGCCATTCTTAGCCCTAATTCGCTAACATTATTTGTGACACTAAAGACGATAGGTATCGTCTCTGACCCTGAGATTATTAATCGCCCGCTCATCGTGTCGCCCGCCTTTTTCACATATGTCTTTGCCGTCCATTGGTTCATAGCCAACGGGGTTATCATACCATTATCTGATGTCGCGCTGGTCACATTCGCCGCTTTATAATGAGGCTGCACCGAGCCGTTAGCCATAAGCACCTGCGAGGCAGTGCCACCAGCTATCATGAACTTCCCTGCCATCAGATTCCACCAACCGGGAGAATCCCAAAGTTCTATGTAGGTGTCGTGTGCTTTCTGCGACAAACTTGAATTTGCAAAATTTGCGCCCACATAATTGGAAGCAACCTGAAATTGCATCGCGTCCGTTATCCCATACCCTGCAAGCGTCGTCGGCTTGCCAGCCACGTTGCCCCATGTGAGGTCAGAGGTGAAAGCAAATGTGTGCGACTTCCATGAACCATTATCCGCTCCTATCCATCTCGGCGTTCCGTAATCGGATATAAACCAACCACAATATGCCTTATCAACAGAATTATATGAGCCTCCAAGCCTCCACCCGAAAGCCATTGAAAGCGAACCGTGTGATAATCCGAGAGCGCAAGGCTGTCCAGCTGGAAATTCCGTATAATGCTGCTTTATAATCGCAAGATTGGACATGTCGGAAGTGCTTGAAGTATATTGTAGGAGCTTCAGCGCTCTTGCCGTCACATCCCCGTTATGTACTCCATCAAGGAGGTCTGCATCAAGGCCACTCCCCGAACCATCATTACCACTATCCCAAATGGTATAACTGCCCGCTCCGTTGCGATAATGGATAAGTGACGCGTTAGAGGAGCGTATTACGCCTTGTGAATTTACCGTTCCCACAGCCCATTGCGCGTTGGAGACACCAGTCCATGACGTAGGGTGATAAGTGAGTAAGCCATTACCATCAAGAGCACTCACATGATTAGTTAGGATTCCACCCTTTATATATAGGTCGCCTGTTATTGTACCACCAGAGAGGGGAAGGTAGCCCGCCAGCTGCGACTTATCGGCCTTATTCTGATACAGCTCCCAGCCTAAGTTAGCGCCGAGTGCGTCAGTGGTAGACGCCGACGGAGCACTCGCTGGCCACGACCTCAACAGTCCGAAAGCTGAGCCACCTCCCGCGGAACCGCCTCCGGATGGGGCACCCTTGGCTGCTACATCTCCGTCAGCGTAGACATTTGTGCTAACTTTCAGAGCCTTAGCCGAAGAATCCCACGACAGCACGCAGCTTCCTATCTGCACAGACGTTGTGGCTATCAGCCTGGGCGCTTCAAACCATTCGTTGCTTTGGTTCCCTATGAGCTTCAATCCAGCGGGGGTACGATATGAGTCGTAATCGCTCATGACGAGCGCGACATTCTGAGATGAATCGATGTTGTTGAAACGGAGATGCGGGGCTTGCGATATGTGCCCCCAGTCCATAGACGGGCTTGTCTGGCCTTTTAAGACCAAACATCCGTTCGCAAACGTTTTTTGCCCTGTTATCGTCTGCGCCGTGCCGAGGGTGACATACGTATTGTTCAGATAGGAAGCGTAGTTATTGGTATGGAGTATCGGATAAGTGTTCCACGTGAAAGCCCCGTCTTTGGATAGCCGGAGTTGATACTTGCCAACTGTATCTACCCACGAATCAACGTTGTCGCCTTTAGCCGAAATGAACATGGCATTAGCCACGTTGTGATAACCTATGTAGCCAAGCAACACGGAAGCATCCTTATTGCGGAATGCGAAATTCTCATAGTTACTATCATCTCTTGTCATGTGAATGCCTGTGCCACCTCGGAAATGCTTTCTTACCGACAGACTCTGTTCCGTATTCAATGTCACATAATGCCCATCTAAGGCGGAGGCGTAGTTGCCAGTGTGAAGTACCGTGTAGTTTGTCGCCACTTTACCCCATTCCCTATTTGGCGTAAAGTACATCACACCATTATTGACCCAAAACGAATCTATATGCGTGGCGTCACGATACCATTGCAGGCCCTCATCCGCGCCCTGCGCTAAATCCGCAAATTTGATAGCGTTCACACCGTAGATGTCGGAGTTTTGCAAGTCGAGCGCCCCTGTGTTGGCAGTGTCAGTGAATTTGCCTCCGGGAAGATGCAGAACGCCTGTCATGACGTCGCCTGACTTCCTGACGTAATTAATCAAGTCTGCGGTCGTCTTATCCCACTTTGCCCGCTCGTCAGCGGTGATGTGCATCGTGGTATTACCGATATGGCCCGATAATGTAGCAGCAGAAGCCACATCCGCAATGTTGATAATCGTTGCCTTGCTGTTAGGCATGTACGTATCTACAGTTGTGCCATTCTTCTGTATTGTCAGCGCGTAAAGTGTCGGGATATCGCTCTTCTTAGCGTAGTTGTTATCCGTAAGGTAATCGGCAAGCGCATTAACATCAAGGCCTGTGTCGATGGGCTGATTCACCCAATGCGAGCCGTTGTAGACAAGAGCCTGACCGGACTTAACGTCGGTTAGCAACACGTCGTTAAGCTCAGACAACAAGGATGCGCCCCCTACAGCTCCGGAACCGTCACCCGCTGAGCCGAGAGCCGCAACGTCACCCAATGCCGAGAACCCGACAGCCGATTGTATGCCGTCTATGCCCGCGTCTGTCCATGCGCATTTCACGCCTTTTTTCGTGGGATAAAGATAGTTGATCAACCCGTTGAGGATGTTGAGCGTCGATTCAAGCGTGCTCACAAGTCCGGCCTCGCTTCCATCCGCAAGGTTTATTTTGATACCGGAGCCGAATTTCATATAACCCTGAGCATCCCATGTGATGTTGTCTCCTGCGAGCCATCCGCTTCCATCCGTGTTCCATCCGATTAACCCGTCTGCGAGATAACCTGTACCGTCCATGCGGAACAATGACTTCGCATGGTCTGCCGGTACGGGGTTCACCCGATTTCCGTCCTTGTCAAAGAGGTCAACCATTTTTCCACCGAACCATGCCGCAACTGTCCGTCCTCCGAGTGCGGGGATGTATGCTCCGTTCATTCCGGCAAGGATGTGACGTATCTCCCCATCTTTGTAGCCAAGTTGCAGGAGGGTGGTGTACATGAGTCCACCGGTTATGTCCGTGGTATTCTCCAAAGCCTTGCGGAGGTATTGGAAATCTTCCACGGAAGCCTCCGCCACTTTGTCGGCATAAGTCTTTGCAAGTCCGGCTATCTCTCCGAGACATACTGTGCGTTGTGTGTAGTATGTCGTCTGATTGGTGGCGAAGTCTGAGGGTATCGTGATATTTTCGGGTGTCGATGCGGAGAGTGCCGTAAGAGCCGAAAGGTATGCGGCATGTGCGTCTGTGTATGCTTTCGGCACATTGCCACCATACTTGACGTATTGCGCGATTATATCGTTCTTGTCGCCGGTTATCCGCGCTATCTCGTCCTTTATTCCCTGCTTCTCCGTAGGGGAGATTACACCGTCTGACGCCCATGAATCAAGCCTGTCCTTTGCGTCTTTCGCGTCTTTCTGCGCGTTGTCGGCCGCTGTCTTGGCCGCGCTTGCATCATCCTTGGCTTCCTGCGCCAACGTGTCGTCGGTGTATTTGCTCGCAAGAGTCCAATCGGATATGCCGAATGTCTGTCCATCCGCCTTGGATTTGACGCATCGCAATAGGTCGTTGGCGTAGTCGGGTGCATATGTGGCATTCACCCATATATCTCCAACTTCATACGGTGGTATGGGCTGTGACGTGAACGTCCTGTGCTTCTTTTCTGCCAGATTGTACGCCTTTGCCGCTTCCGCCAACGCCTTTGCCGTCGCCGAATCTACCTTGTCGTTCCAGAAGTAGTTTCCCGATTCATCCTTTGAGAACCGGTATGCAAGTCCCGTTTCATTGTCGAAATAGAGGTCTCCGAGGTGCTTTTCTTTGTCGGCTGTGGCAGTCCATCCGCTTGCAGGGTAGTTGTCAAGCGTAGGCACCCCGTTGTAGAACCATGTCTCGATAACTCCGTCGATCTGATTCTGTATGCCCTCTATCTTCGGGTCAACGATCGCTTTGACATATTTCTCGATGTCCTCCTGCGAGGCAGAAGGGGCAATCTCTTTGATGTATTCCTCAAAGGTTTTGTCGCCGATGGTAGAGGTGACGGAAATTGATACATTGTGGAAGAGCCATTTCTTTGCTCCGGCATCGTATTTTACGTATGATGTGCCGTTTTTGTCTCCGAGCCAGAGGTCTCCGTAGCAACGCATATACGCTCTCCCGAGTGCATGGTCGTAGCCGTAGGATATGATGTCGCGGTCGTCAAGCGAGTAATGCTCCGCGTTGGTCGTTCCACTGCCAATCCCGGTAAAGAGTTTCATGCTCGGTGCGTCTGCCGATACGGTGCTTATTATAATGGCGGTCTGCCTTGTGGCATCATTACGGTTGCCCAATTGCACTATCTCGTCTCCTGCTTCGGGGATGTCAGAGCCGGACTCGCAATCATCCTTTGACACCTCGATATAGCCGTAGTGATTGCCTGAATCATCGGTGTATGCATCATTGCTGACCGCTGTCACAAGTCGCCACCAACGTTTATTGAAGACCTTGTTAGCCGTTCCGGTCGTGGCATTGAACGTCTGTGCAATCGCCTGGTCTCCGGCAATTATCTTTGTCTCGCGTTTCTCTCCGTCCTGCTCCGAAAGGAAATAGCACCTCCAGCCAATGATGTTGCCGTCAGAATCCTTGACTTCCTCAACCGAAGTACACACCACACCGCTACCGGGCGTTGTCTGCTGTTCCCCGGCAAGAGCCTCTCTCTCTATCACTGTCAGGCTCTCGAAATAAGCCCTAACCCTGACATATAATTTGTCAAGTTCTGCGAAACTGTGCCCGGTCTCTTTATCAATGGCAAACTGACCTCCGGAAACGCCGGCAAGGAATCTCCCCACTTCAAACCCTTCATCAGAAGATAATAGATAAGGCGTGCGGTCGGCATAACGTTTGCTAAGGAAGTCGAGGATGTTCTGTATCTGTACTTTTGTGCCTGATTTAGAAAGACCCTCAAGCTTACTCTCTATGGATTTTAGTCGGGAGACGGATATATTCTCACCGCAAGTATAGGTGCATTCTGCATAGGGCTTATCGAGCTTGTATTCGTAACCAATAATCCGGCTCTTTCGCCCTCCTTTGCCAAAGTGTGCCGTATCTATGATTGTGACAGCATCCCCCGGTTTCGGCTGCCGATTCTCTGCCATCAAAGGCTTCATGTAGTCCCATGCCATGGGACATGTGCATGTGGAGAGGTCTTTTGTATATTCCGCAAGAGCTTTCGTTCCCTCTTCAAGCAGTTCACTTTCTGCGGCATCGACAAGTCCGAGGTCTGCCATTTTCGTGGAATCCCAGCCATATAAGATGAATTTGTCCCCTTTCTGCGGTTTAAGCACCGTATCAGGGAGCATCCGTCCATAATCCTCATTCGCGACGACCTCTATCATCTGTGCATCCGGATTCCATGTCCCGTTGGTATTTTTTTCATTCAGTCCCTTGGGGTTGAATTTTGCTCCGAAGTCCATGCCGTTGAGCAATCCTGACTGGAATATAATGTGCAATTCTTCATTGGGGAGGATATATGTGTTAGAGAATCGGAAATCATTGCCATATTTCAGCCGATAAAAAGTCCCGGTCGTCGTGCTCCCATCCCCGTTATCAGCTTCCGAAGTGTATATTTCCGGATCTTCTGTCACCGTTAGGTCTGTCTTGGGATAAACGCCATCAAGAATGATTACCTTCTCCACAATCTGACTCTCCGGAAGATTCGGGTCTGTTTGCAAATACGGGATCCCCTCCGGGAGCATGAGTCGTTTGTTGACCACGCCACCGATGGTATCATTGCCGGTAGTCTCGCGGTAATTTGTCGGTAGATTACGGTCTGAACCATATACATACAGACGATTGGGTGCTTCTGTCTTGCCTTGCGAGAATGATATGGATGAGACGTTAACCCCTGCTTCAAATGTGAAATCCGTGGATTTATTCTCACATCTCCCGAAATATACGGCATTGCCATCTACCCACCATTCACATTCAAAAGCCTCCGCGATTGCCTGAATGCCTCCGAGGACTGAAAGGTTCTCGTATTTCACCAACTTCGCTTCCAGAGACAGGGAGGTATCGGTGGTGTCAATGCGAAAAGGCGATCCATCGTATTTCAGACCGAGAAAATCCAGACAATTCTTTATCACAGCCGCATGAACATCTATTGTTGCAGTTAGCGAAAAGGAGGTCTCCTTTGCCGAGTCAACACCGGGGATGATATAGCGGAGTATCTTGTTAGCCCACAGCCAGTAGTAGGCATCGAATTTCAGTTTATAGTCCCATACACCGGTGTTCGCGTTCCATGTCCCGACCTGTTCTTTGGCAATAAAGAAGTCCCCGGCGGAAGAACCTACCGAAAAATCTATTGCATCCCGTAAGGAGAAACACAAGGTGACGCTGTCCTCACTCATCAACGAAAACTTTCTGATGCAATTTGCGTCCAGAATGCCGCTATATCGTTTGGTAACGCCATCAGGAGCTAATATATCATACTTATTTTGTATCATGTGCTTCTCTGTCTTTTGGGTTAGGTTCTGTACATTTCAGGGCTAACGTTGCTATCCCTCTACAGAACTGGGTGTATTGAGGGCATGAGTCATATATCAGATGATATACAATACCCGGTCTATCGGTGGTTGAAAGATCAAATGCTCCTTTTTCAAGTTCCAGACAAAAGGCGTCATGGCGTGAGTAGAACTGTTCTGGAGATTGCGCTATCATCTGAATCTCGATGCTCAACTCACGCTGTGCCACCTTTGGGTCTGAAATATCTATCCGAGAACCATGCTCTAACCGTGAGATAAATACCGGATTTTCTTTCATCGGTGCATGTGCGAGAAGCGTGGAGAGAGTGTTGGGTGTTGTCACCACACCCCACTCGTTTCTCGCGTTCTTGCCGTTGATTATAAGATACACTTCGTTCATAGCTTCTCAATATTTATAATGGCTGTACCGTCATTGTTGACTTCAATACTCCCACCCACGGACGTAACCGTAGCCACAGCATAATTACGTGCGTCAACCTTTACTGTCGCACCGTGCATGACCATAACATGATACAGACGCTCCGCCCCGGAAGCTATAACTGTGAGACTCGTATCACCAACAGATACAGTATCGTACATGGAGCTTACGCATCTCCCAGCATCAATATACACACCGGGGACACGCGACAACTCAGCTACATTATCACGAAATACTACCAAATAAGGATAGCCTGTGCGCATGGCAAACTCACGTCCTTGCGACGTAAGAAGTGTGGTTATGGCACTCTTCATATCCTCGATTTCATGTTCCTTGCCACATGCATGAAACCGGGTCGCTGTGTTTACTATTTTTTCTATACTTTTTGTCATAGCTTACGGTCGATTGTTGAGTTAAGAGTGGCAAGACGCTCATCAACAGAGTTGAGTATCTTGGTGTATTTTGCAATATTTTCCAAGAATCCGGTTGAACGGAACATCATGTCTCTCATTTCACGCAAGGTGTCATTCTGCCCTCCGTCGGGGGAGGTCAGAACACCCATGCCCCGCAATGTGGCAAGAATCTGCGACACCATGATGTTCTGGGTCTGCGTGAGGTCGTTGTTTATGGCCTGTAACTCGGTAAGTGCCGTGAAACGTCCGTTGAGTTCATCGCCTGTATCCTGGCTCATGGTCGCCGCCCACCCCTTGGAGGTTTCTTGTGAATATGCACCGCCACCGACAAAGTCGTTGATGGCGTTGCGGTCTGCGATTCCCTGCTGTACTATTGCGTCGTATTGCTGACGTAACCGCTCACGTTCCTCATCCGTTAGGGTCTGGTCATCCATGGCTTTTGCAAACTCCTCATACCACTTTTTCAGCATCGCGTCATACTTATTATCCATGAGGTTCTTAATCATGGCGTTGCGGAGCATATCGCCGAAGTCCTCCGTGAAATCCTCGGTCGATGAATCCATATCGGAGAGAAGCGATTTGAAATTGTCGCGTACGGAATCAAACGATATGTCGGTCAGTTCCTCGCGTAATTCATCGAGGTCTTTGTACCGTTCCTGAATCTTCTTGTATTGCTCCTCCCCTGATGCTGCAAGGACATCCATCTGCGCCTTTATAGCATCAAGCGCGGCAAGTTCGGAATCGGTGAGAATCCCGTCCTCCATAGCTTTTGCCAATGTGTCATAGAATGACTGCGCAGCCGGCTGGATATTCTTTTTCAGAAGCTCTGTCAATGCGGAAGTAATGATGCTCTTGACCGCCGCCATAGACTTGCCTGCCGCGTCCGTGCCGTCCTCCCATGCGGAGGCGTATGCTTCCGCAAATTCGTTGATAGCGGATTTTATGTCCTCACCGATGATGGCTTCCTTGGCTTTTTTGCTATTTTCTTCAAGGATTTCATCAATCTCTTCAAGACGCTCCTTGTATTGCTTGATTTTATCCTTGTCGGTTTTCTTCTTAGCTTCCTCCTCTGCCATCTGCTGTTTGATGAGGACTTTTTGCTGTTGGAGGAGGGTGTTCTGCTGATCTATGAGATCCGATGCGTCTGTTGAGAAAGCATCGTCGGCCGCATTGCCGAGTCTGTCGTAGGATTTCTGGAGAGCGTCAATCTGCTTCTGGAGTCTCTGGATATTCTTCTCGTGCTTCTTATCCCCGCTAAACAGCCCGAATAATCCCCCGATGGTCTTACCGATTCCTGAAAGTGTCTTGAATGCGCCAGTTACGATGGAGAATGGTCTGGTCATATCCATACTCCCCAATCCATCGATTGCATTGCCAAGACCATCTATAATAGTTCCGACCTCTTCAGGAATCTCGACACCGAATGAGGAAAGCATATCGGTAACGGCATTAGCCACGCCAATCACCTCCGAACCTACGGAAGATATTGCGGTGACAAGTCCCCTGAATTTCTCTTCCGGAGAATCCAGTTTGTCCCATTGCTCTTGTAGCTGTTGAAACGCATTCTTTGCTTTCTCCGAAGCTGTAGTATTAGCATCAAGCTGTACTTTAGCTTCACGGAGTTGTGTAGCAAGGTTACTCGTATCGTAACCATTCGCCCCAGTGACTTCGATAAGATCTTCAAGCCTCTTTATCTTTTCAAGCAAGGTTACCCGCTGCTCATACAGCGCATTCACATTCTCCGCTGCCGAATCTTTTTGCCCGGCTACGGATTTGCGTTGCTTGAAGTATTCCGGGACTACCGAAGAGAATATGCCGAATGAATTATCTGCCTGTACTGCGCGGAGATCATTAAGCGCATCTTCATACTTCTGTATCTTGTCGGGGTCGAATGTCGCGATAACTTTCTCCCGGTACTTCTCCATGTCGGCTATCAGTTGCGTGATAGTGCGGTCGGAGAGTTTGGATATGTCGCCGAAAGCAAGGGCAATCGAGCCTGAATCCACCCATTCGCTGTAATCGAGGTCGGAGAGTGCCTTGTCACGCTGTGCCGTGAGTTGCATTCTCTGACCCTCGTTTTCTGCCGACTGAATCTTCGCTTGATACTCCTGCTCAATGGCAAGCCGCTTTTGCTGATAGTTGCCAAACTCTTTGAGGTAGGCGTTCATCGATTCCTTGGCGGCTTTCTGACGGTCTGATTCCGCTTTCTGCTGCTTCTGTGTCAAGTCTGCCTGTAGAGCGGCATATCGGGCTTCTATGCTATTAATTTCCGTTTGGTCAACGGCAAACTGCCCGGATGCTTGTCCGGCTTTTTTCTTTGCATCAAACACCGCTTTCTGACGTTCAGTCTCTGCGGCAATTTCCTGCTGCTTACGCCTGTTGAGGTCGGACAACTCCTTTGAATTATTCAGTTCCTGCTGTGCAAGAACCTTTGCCTCTCCCTCCTCCATGAGGTCTATGCGCGACTGCCAACGCTCATATTCGTAGTCCAGTTCAATTTGCAGACGCTCCTGTGCCTGTTTGCGCAACACATCAGCCAATTTCCCCATCGCATTCTCTTCCTTGGCGGCGGTCTGACCGGACTTGCCACCTTTGGAGGCCGAGTATGGTTTCAGTTTTTCGTCATATTCCTGTATCTGTTTACGGAGTTTTTCTCCCTCTGCTCCCTTTGCGGCAATATCGGAAAGTGCATCAAGTTTGGATTGTGCCTCTTTCTTTTGGTCTTCCCAATATTGCTTATTCTTGACTACATCTTTCTTGTCTTCGGTAGTTGTCTTTTTATTGTCGGATGATACGCCAAACTTTTCCTCTGTCTTTTTGATAAACTGCTCATAGTCAAACCTATCTTTAGAAGCAAAGGCAAGAGCCATCTCCAAAGGATTTGACCTTGCTCCCCCGATTATTCTTTCGTCAAATTTCGCGAGAAATTCTTTGGAAAACTTCGATTGACCATCCAAAACTCTGCTGATTGCCCCTCTGTTTGCATCAGCAAACTTTTCTCCATACTTCTCTGAAATTATATCATATATCTTATCATAGTTTTTGCTAAACTTTTCGGCATAATTCTCCCCTTCCTCTTTCACAAGAGTATCCATAGCCCTTGACATGGCAGCATCTCTTGCCGCTTTTGCGACAAGTTTATATGCTTTCTCAACATCATTCAGAGCCGTTTTTTCATCCCCGAGGGCTTTCAGGTAATTCCCATATTTAGACCAAATAGCATCACGTGCCTTCTGCCATTCTTCTGTCCCCTCTTTGGCTTTTCGTAGCCTATCGAAAAGCACATCAATTTGCACACCCTCGGCCTTCGCGGCACTGTCAGCTTTGCTAAATGATTCATTCAGCCTATTCTGTGCTTTCTCCGCATCCGTCTGATACGTCACAAGTTTATAAATACCATATCCGAGAGCCACAACTGCGGCGGTTATCACGGCGTAGGGATTCGCCGCCATCGTGGCATACAACTTCTTCGTAGCCGTTGCAAGACCGTTTTTTACAACGGTCAAGATGTTTGTTGACCGGGCATTGGCATTCTGCGCTGCGGTGTTGGCGTTGGTGGTTGCCGTGTCGAGGGCTTCGGCTGCTGCATTCCTGTTGGTGACTGCTGTATTGTATTCCTGTGCTGCCGTTTTTGCCTGTACTGCCGCTGCCTTTGCCTCGTCGGTGACAATACCCATCTCCTTAACGGCATTCTCCGACATATAGTTTCCGACAATCTGACCAGAGGCAATCAATTCCTCGCGTTTGGCCGCAACGGCGGCATTAGCTGCTGCTAACTGCTGTTGCGCCGTGCGTAGTTTCGTAGCTGCTGCCTCCTCTTCGGCAACAGCCACTGCTTTTGTGGCGGCAAGTTGCTCCAGATGCGCCTTTACCTCCGCACGAAGAGCAATGACCCTCTCTGCTGACGCTTTTGATAATTTGCCCTTTGACACGGCTTCCTCAATATCAAGGTTGACAGACTGCTGTTTCTCCGGCAATACTGCCGCAAGGGCTGCCATCTCCGCCTTGTACATCGACGATGTGACCGCCGCCGTGCCTATGAGTATCGCTTTCTGCGTGCCGTAGGCAATGGCAATACCGCCGAGTATATCGCCCACGGTCTGCCAGTTCTCGACAAGACTTGACACCATGCCGAGTGATGTGTTGATGACCCCCTCGCTTGACTTCCCAATCTCATTGAACATGGAGTCAATCACATCTTCGATATTTGAAATCTGTCCGACGATGGTCTTGGACTTCGCCTCCATGAGACCGCCGAACTTGCTGCCCTCGTTGGTAAGGCTCTCTATAACTTTCTGAACCTCCGGGAATCCCACCTTGCCTTCCTCGACAAGTTTCTTGACCTCTGACTCTGCCACACCGAACTGCTTTGCAAGTTCTCCTATCATCGGGATTCCGCGCCCGGTGAACTGATTGAGGTCTTGTGTGTAGAGCCTGCCCTGCGCCATTGTCGTGCCATACAGATATACAAGGTCTCCCAACGGAATTGAAAGCCCTGCGGCTATGTCTCCGAGCCTTATGAGCGTCCCGTTGACATCCTCCGCATTTGTACCGTATGCAAGCAGCTGCTTCGCTCCGTTGGCTATCCCCTGGAGGTCAAACGGCGTTGTGGCGGCTGTATTCACGAGTTGATCCATCAACGCCGCTGCTTTCTCCTCGCTGCCGAGCATCGTGTCGAATGCCACTTCAAGTTGCTGGAATTCACCACGGGTGCTTGCCACCTTGCCGACAAATTCCTTAAGCGAGAACCCGGCTGCGGCAAGTGATGCCGCTCTTTGCATTCGGGCGAAGATAGCCTCTATGTCACCGCCCTCTTTTTCTATCTGTTCGGACGCATTACGGACACTGCGCTCGATTTCATCCACCGAGCGTATGAATACCTTGTTGTCTGCTGTTATATCAAAATGTAGTCCCGGCATTATGTCAATCCCATTTCATTGATTTTATTTTCGCCCAACTTTTCGGGTCATCCATGTCAAGCACTTCCTCCCCGGCGTGGATTCTCGCGGCTTTCTTCTCCTCGTCACTGAGATATACAGAGTTTGCAGCATCTGCAAGTAACATGCGGAGACGTGTGTAACTGATACTCCATACCACATAGTCGAAAGACCACCCGAAACGCTCACATACCGTCCCGATAATGGCACCGTATGGACTTTTGCCCCCGAATGACACCGTATTTCCACCCTTGTTTTTCACCTTTGCGATTTTCGCCTGGTCTTTGCGCTCTACATCAAGTCCGTAGTATGAGACAAAGGCTTCGGTGCGGTCATTGCGGAGCATGAGGAGTAGAAATTTCGTTATATCTTCATCAGAGAGATTTCTGCTGAAATAATCGGCACGTTTGGAGATTTGCCAATCTTCAAGAGGGATGCTTCTGTTTTTAAGTGTGCATATCGCTATCATCCGGCACGCTGTCCCCTTCTTTTCCCGTGCTATGCGCATGGCTTCAAACGTGGGGTTGAGTTTCAAAGATTGCTCATTAATGCCCAAAGTTTGCATTAGCCGCGACAAAAGTATGGATTTGCCGAGTGATACCGGGTAATATGCGAACCGCTTGCCATCTGGCATTACAAAGCCACGGGAAAGACCTAATATGTCATCCCATACTTCCTGCTCTATGTCCGCATCATATTTCCGTTTCATCCCGTCTTGATAGATTTGCAAGAGGGGAGGATTCTACCGCCTCCCCTCGTATTGTTGTCATGAACCTACTTCTTCTTCCTCGAGAACCGGTTCGGTGTCTTCCACAAAAGTCACTGCGGTAGGATTAGGATAATCTCCGGTGACGGTGACTGTACCCCATTCAACCTGATCGTGACCAATCTCTTTGACAGCATCAAAGGTATATACCCACTGACCGCCTTCTTCCGCCGTCCATGTGTCTTCGACTGATATGACACATTTTTGCATGTGCATGCCGGGAGCGAGCGGATTTTCAGGTTGCAACCATAATTCATACTCACCCTCTATAATACCGTCGGAATCCGGTACAGGCTTCCTGCGGTTCTTGCCGTTTTCGTTGCCCTGCCTGATTGCAGCAGCGAGTGAATATGTGTTTTTGTTGTACTTGACGGCTTCGTTCTCTCCGCCCTCAATCTTGGCTTCTTTCTTTTCACCCTTGGTGGTAGCCAATTCGGTTGAATTCTGCACCGGAGTAAAGAACTCGATAAACTTTGTTCCCCCGATTTTTTTAAGTATCAACCGCATTTTTCCCCATGAAAGTATCATAATGAAATAGTTTAATCGTTTGAAATTCTAATAAATAACTTGTTGTTTATCACATGCTCGGTGTGCCCGTCTTCATATTCTGCTCCTAAAGGCAGTATCCTCTGCGAGCTATTTTGAGACACGACCCTGAAATCACCCTCAAACATACAGTGCAGGAACTTAGTAGCCTCGCATAATTGTTGCACCCTTATGGTGTGAATCTCCCACGCTTTGGTCTCGCTGTTCCACTGGTCTTTGACGTAGATATTGACATTCACATAACAGGTCTGAATATCACCCCCTCCGTCATTGGCGAGTACCGCCACCACAATATCCTCATCTTCCGAGCCGTTGGGACGGCCACGGTCGCTGAGTTTACCGGTCACTATCTTTTCCAAGGTAGTCCCTTTTATCATGTGGCAGACCCACTTCTGTATGTCGATGTCTGACTTCATGCTACATTCATCTCTCTTGCAATCGTTTTCCAGCCTCTTTCTATCTTGGCTTTCAATTTAGGTTCACTTTTCTCCCACTCAGCTCTTGCCCATAGCTCCGTGTCTGCGAGTACGTCCTTATTTTCAAGAGCCTCGACATATACGGCATATTCCATTCCGGCCACTATTACAAGCGCTATCGGCGAACTTGCATATCGAGAGGCTATGCTTTCGGCATATTCCTGACCGACTTTCTGACCTTCTCCACCTTTGCCGTCCGGAGCGTTGGTAGGTTGGAACCCACCTTGCACCATCGGCTTGCCGTTCATCGTAATAAGATAGCCTACTGAGCTTCGGAGGTTGCCGGAGTGGTCAATCCAACTATCTTCTGCAGAACGGTCTCTGATACGGTTGACACTCCTTTCGGCAAGGTTTGCAAGTGCCCTGTAAGCCTCTTGCATGGCATACTCCTGACACCGGGAAAGGTACGCCTCAAACTGCGGCACAGAGAAACTTCTTTCGATTGCCATATCATCAAACCCATATCTTACATTGCAGCTGGTAGCGGTGGAAGCCTTTGACTTCAAAATCGCGGCTTTTGCCGTCAAGCATCAAGATTCTCACGCGGTCGCCGACTGAAAAATCGTGGCATTTTGTCGGGAGTGTCACTGTATAGGAATATACTTTCACAGAGCCGTCCTCGAATTTAATCTCATTGGCTTTGCCGGCGGGCACCATGCCACACTCAATATCACCCTCCCAGGATTCTTCCCCGGGATGGTAATCGCCATTGTCATCCTCGTGACCAGGGGAGGTCACGAGGTATGACAGGCAACATGGCTTGAAAATCAAAACAGCCATAACTAAAATCCGAACTTTTCTAAGAATATATAAACCTAATTAACAATCTTTTTTACCACCCGAAAGATACCGTCGGTTCCCCAATTGTCCGCTCCGGCTCTCCTGCCAACTTGTAATAATAATTAGCAAGTCTCAGGAGAGTGTCACGGTCAGGCAATGTCACCGATTTGTCAGCTTCGGAGATATTGGGAGCCTGGATCAATGACCAAAGACAATCCGCGACAGCTCCACTAAACTCCGGTCCCTGAAGTATTTCAATGGATATTTCGGACTCTCCATCAAGACCTCTTGCAAAGAGCCGGTTTTCCACATATCCGACCGGAATCGGGTAATGTATCTCATCGATAAGGGCCTGCCTGATTGTCTTCATATCATTTATGCTTTATGAGCCTCCACAGCTGCTTTTAACTTGGACTCATCATCGGAGTTAAGCTGGTTGACTTTCTCGATGATGGTTGAATCAGAAGCGTTTGCCTTGATGCTCACCCCGAGGGCTTTCATGGCTGCGATAAACTCGGGCTTCTTATACTTCGCGCCCCATACGGTGACGTATGCGTCAGCGGTGTCAGCCGCTTCTGCTGTCTCGTCAACCTCCTGAGACTTGGAGAAGTCGAGGACGTATATGCCATCCACGTCTTCGATAACCGGCAACACAAGTGCCTGCCCTTTGGTCTTTTCCTGAAAAGACGGCTCTGTGATGCGAAGACGCGAGATAAGCTCAAATTCGTTGACAGTGGAATATATGACATTCTCCGCAGGGTTTGTCATCTCCGCCAACGTGCCATGTACGAGAGAACCGTCATAGTCAGAGTTTGGGAGGAAGATAACCCGGTCTTGATTGAAAGGCTTTGTCGGTATATCTTTACCGTTCTTTTCGATGATGATGGAACGGTTGACAACGATAAACCCAAATCCATATTCGCTTTCAAAGGCCTCTGTAAAGGTCTTCTGTGAGGGAACCGGCAGTTTGGAATTGTCAGTATAGACCTGCTCCTTGTAGTCGGCGGCAAGTTCACGTGCCCAACGTGTGCGGCGTATCTTGTCAAGACGTGACTTTGACACCATGGCCACGGCGATACTGTTGCCGTCGGCGTTTGCCTTATCGACAATCCGCTGAAAATCATCGGCATCGCATTCGCCAAGCACCTTTGTACCGAAGATGTTCTCATCTTTGTATCCATAATTTACGCGTAGCCCAAGACCGTTGTTGTTCTCATCCTGGACAAGAGCTATACCGTTGGATATACCATAGAGGTATGTGTGCTCGTTACGTTCATCGATACCTATGGCGCAAAAGGCGGGGTCGTCAACAAGTTTCTTGATGATCTGACGCTTCTTTGTTTTGTAGGCATCCGACCCGGTCCTTAAGGAGTTGAGTTGGTTGATCATGATGTTTACGGCGTTGATGTCGCTTTCCTTCATGTCCCGCCTGATACCCATTTTAGGCAATTTCCCGGTTGATGTGGATATCGAGCCTCTCTTCTTCAGGGGGAGAGGGGAGTCGAATGCAACATAGTCTGCCGCTACATACCGGGTGTTGGCTGATGTTCCCTCCCATTTCTGGTCGGGGGAATACACCCTGCGCAGACGCTGCTTGTGCAGATATGTGCGCTCTCGTTCATTTTTGCCGTTGACTTTCTCGGTGACGTAGATTCCGAGCATCGGCATGAACTGGTCAATGAATTCCTTGAATATTGATGGTTGTGGCATATTAATCTTTATTAATCGTGTATGAAATAGAGACCCGGCAGAACTTGCTTAAGTGCTGTCTTATGAGCGTCTGTCAACTTATAAGGCATGGCAAGGTCGTTGACCTCCCCATCGTACATGATAGCTGCGAAAGGCGCGTCAGCCGGAACCGATGCGACAAGCACCCCCTTGTATTCGTGCCCTGACGGCAGTTCGCCAAATTCGCCACCGGATACTCCAAGAGGCTTATAGGTATCGGACGCTGTCTCGCGTATGATGATATGCCCTGCCCTGACATATTTATCAGGGAAACCTGTAAGGTCGAGGGTGCGGCCACCAATGATGCTTGCGCCTATGCGACGGATAACGATGGAATCGTTGCCGTCATTGAAGACTTCGCCCTGTTTGGTCAATTCTGCGATTGCTCCCATTGTTGATTTGATTTTAGAGGATTACATTCCGGCTATAGCCTTAATCTCATCCTCAGATAATACTTCAATTGTTTTCTCCTGCTTACCACCTTTGCCGCCGGGAGGGGTACCCATTGTTGATAGCCCTGCGTCGGCGCGTTCCTGATTGTAAGCCTTCAAATCCTCCTCGACACTGGAATAATAATCGTCGAAATCATCATCATCCTTGAATGTGGCTCGAGAGAAGTCCCGAAGTTTTGATTTTCCGAAAGTACCGGTATCTTTCAACAGCCCTTCAAGTTTTGCACGGCGTGTGTCGGCGACTTTCTCACCTTTTAGGGTCTTCATCTCGTTGGTGAGCGCACTGACGGCATCCAGCAACTCTTTCATGACTTTTGACTGCCCGGTTTCGTCTTTATCCTTTGTCTTGGCGGATTTGGTTGAACGGTTCTGACGGTTGCGAGAGGACTTTGAATCATCATCATCATCGTCTGAATCATCATCATCGTCATTGTCGTCATCATCGTTCTTTTGCAGACCTTTCTTCCATTCTGCAAGCTGTTCATTTGCCTGCGACTGGATAAGGGCGAGGTACGGCAGTGAAGCCAAGATAGCCTCGTCTATCTTGGCGTTTATATCGTCCTCTGAGGCATTCTCATCAATGTCTTCGAGTTTGTCGGCAATCTGAGCGGCGACACTCTTGAAGACTTTTTTGGTGAACCCGAACTGCCTCACTTTCGGTTTCAGCCTTGTCTGAACTCGTTCTTTAATTGTCATGACTAATATTTCGTAATATAGAATATTCCGTAAAGATTTAGCAAAGATACAAAATATTTTTATTACAAACACATATAATATGTTATTTCGGGCTAATAAATATAACACAAACATAACAGCAACCATATAACAACTTGATTATACGGTTACTATTATATTTATAATATCAAATATAAATTAATTTTATGACATGTTTTTTATACAAATACAATAAAACACATTAATGTGACACAAGCGATATACAAAAAAAAAGACGCGCGACCATACGGTTGCGCGTCTTTAATGCGATTGATGGATTTGTCTATTTTGTCTTCCTGATCTTCACATCGAGCGTATCGTCACCATCGATAATTGTAAGTTCCGCCGTGGTGCCTGTCATCTCCTTGACGTTGTATTTGAGATACAGCTCGCCGCCAACGTATGTCTCGATGGTTTTACCCTTGATTTTGTAAGTGCCGCTGCCGGTACCGAAAGCCCCATCCCCCATAATAGGTGCCATCCGCACGGAAGGAGGTGGAGCCATGAACGCACGCAACATGATCCGCAGGGTAGCCGCCACCCTGCCGTGGGTGCTGACCGCAGCCGCATGTCTCGCGGCATACCACCTGCTGAGGCTCATCCTCTGGGCAGGATACGCACTCGGGTTCACAATGTAGGGACACACATATAACATGCACAATAGCCCGGGAGGAATATCCGGACAAGATGTCTGACGCCAATCTGACGCGGGAGGGGCAACAACGCCCCTCCTTTTTTATCTCGATGAAAAAATTAATATTTCACCGCATTTTTGGTCTAAAATTTTGTACCATCAAAAATTTTTATTAATTTTGCAATGTAAAAATAAATCAACCCATAAAACAATAAAAATCATGACAAGCGAAGAATTATATAATCTTCTTTCTTTTGTAGAGAATCTTGATAGCGTTGAAATTCTTTCTGAAATTGAATGCAACTACAACGCTACATTCATCGTAGCAATGCTAACCTACGATGATAATTCAACAATGACCATCCCCTTCATTCATTACGAAGGCGAAGACTGGATTTTTACACCTTACGATTGGCAAGGGTTTCTGCCCTATTCAACCGATGAGATAGGTCAGATAACATGGCGCGTAAATGATACAGAGCATGAGGCCATTATATTTGACGGACTGCCGATGCTTGCACCATGGCAATAGACCCAAAGTGCGCCAAACATGAGATACGGCAATATATCGGCTCTCAGGTTCGCATTGCACGACATGCCAAAGGGTTGACCACTCGACAGTTGGCGGAGAAATGCGGCCTGTCGCATTCGCATATCTCGCGGATTGAGTCCGGACGCTATGCCGTCACCATCGACACTCTCGCTATCATCGGCAATGCCCTCGGAATGGAAGTCAAATTGGTTGAGAAATATTGATACCTAATCTTAGTCTTCTTCCTCTTCATCAGGATATAGAGCCGACATGATTGCCTGACTCTCTTCCCAATCCTTAGTCCAGCGGATAGTATCGCCTTTGACAAGGATAAACGACGGGAAGCCGACGCAATGTGGCTTATCGTCATTCCATCCCGGTTCATAGACTGCATACCCTTTCCACTCGCCGAGATATTCGGCAGTGTCATAGATGCTCGACTGAACGAATTTAACAATCTTTTCTGGTGTCATATTTGTTTTTATGTTAGATAATTATTAATTTTGCGATATATAAGAAGAACCCGGATGTCTGTCCCACTGGAGGCTATTCCTTGTAAGCGGCAGGTTTGGGGTCTTCTTTTTTATTTCTTCTCTCTGAAAAAGTATGGATATTCAATCAAAAATTTCCCATGAGTATCTTTTACAGCTTTTGTTTTTAATGTAAATTGCATTCCATCTATTTCAATATCATATTCAACAAAATGCTTCGCGCCTCCCGATATTTTCTTTCGGATATTTGGACGAGAAATCTTCAATGGGTCATAACGCGCATTTGTCAGATTGGATAACATCTGTGGTAATTTTTCAATAGCTTTCAGCTCATCTGCGGTATATGCATGACCGATTAAATCATTTAAGGCATCTCTATTAATAACCATTCTATGTGTATAGAATAACGATTTGTTAAATATAATCTCTTTGGAATATCCATCAGCATTTTGTTTCGTTTGCTTTTGCAATGTTTTAAACCCTGATTTATCCAATTTAGGCGTTATTCCTCCACTGATTCCGCTCTTTCCGACTTCTCCGCTAACTGCCTTGCTTCCGCTCTTGCCGAGGATATGCGATGCGTAATCGGCATTGATGCGCAGATTATCCACGCGAAGCACATTGATACCTCTTGCGAGCTTTATATCCTTGATGTAGTCATAAAAGTTATCAATTACCTTGCCGTTCTGTGGGTCGTAATAGCGCAGTGCGTCGCCAATCTTTTCAAGAGTGATGATATGCCCTTTGAGATAGCGTTTGCTTTCCGTATTCCAAAACCAGTCTATATGATAGCGTCCATCTTCGGTAATCGAAGATTCAAGTTCCTTGATAAGCTGTCTGCGGTTGGCAACCGTCTTATTCCACACCTCGTATTCCTTGCCATTCCATGCGCGTTTTCTTGTGCTTGCTGCTCCGATAGTAATTTTTTCCGGAATATTCCCATTTTCATCAAGCCAAATCTCATTTGTTTTATGGGATAACTTCTCCGACCAACTGCCTTTGATATTGGCAAGAGCCTCAATATCGAACCCACGACGGCGCAATTCGTGAGCCACAACACAGGTTTGGCAGTTGACGCGGTATGCCTCTGATAAAGCATAACTCGGATTACCACGCAACACATTAGCCTCAAAGAATGTCATATACTCGCCATGCTCAATGCCGAGAGCCTTTGCAAGCTCTTTCATATTGGCGACATTTGCCGGATTCCCCATGAATTTGCGCGTCAATTCTGTCTGCCCGGCAATCTTATCCTCAATATATTTCTTCGCACGCTTGTAATCGGATTTAAACTCACTGAAATTCTTTTGCCCATTCTCTATATCGAGTAATGTTGCCAACTCGCGGAATGTTCTGTCTCTATACGACCCGATTCTTTCCGATAAGTCCATAAGATGATTCAGTCGATTTGTATTCCAATTAGACTGAATCCGCTCAACATCTTCCTGCGTCCTTGCCGCGTGACGTTCCTTTGCCGCATCTAACGCCGTTTTCTTGACCTCTTCCGGCTTTAATATGCCACTGATGACCTCCTTGTTATCCCGGATGAAGTAAGGCTGTGTGCCGCGTTTCTCTGCGGCTTCGATGCGCTCCTTGTTATCCTTTACCCAGTCCCTGAAACCCTGCGGCACGTCCTTAACCTCGTTCTTGCTCCCCGGTGAATCACTCCAGAACTCATCATCGGTTTTGAGGATAGAGACACAGTAACACAAATCCATAGGATGCCATCCCGTCCACTTGAACGTCTTCGGATATTTTCCGGCAAGAGTGTCGCACACATCGTGACAGGGATGGCTCTGGCTCAACTTTATCTCATAGCCGACAACGAAATCGAACTGCCGCCACCGCGTCTGCTCCGCTGTACGGTATGCCATATTCGTCTCCGAACGGGTGAGGCGCATGGCATTTTTGTAGGAGGAGCGATAGACACCCCTCCCCGGATGATACGCCTTGGCATTCTTCGACAGCTGTAGATTCCCATACTTGTCACGTACACGCCGGAAGAGTTTGTCAGG